GGAGTAACTATGGTAAGAATACTATCAGAATGTATCATCATATCAGTTTGTGATGTAAAGTCTAACCATGTTTCTAATTTATATTCTGCGGAAGATGCAACCATTTTAAATGGTTTAATTAATTTACAATCAGGGCCACCAAGTTCTGTATCAACTTCCATGATCTGTGATATTATAATATCACCATTCTTAAGTAGTAAGCATTTAATAATCTGATCCATTTACCTTCTCCTCATACATTTTCCTTATACTTGAAACAGGGTCAACTAAAGTAACTACTTGATTCACTGATACTGGTACATCATCTTCATCAGATATTAATATCCAATTTTGAAGAGTTACTTCAATAGATGATTTATCTTTAGTCTCAGATAAAACTATTTGATTATTTAAAACAACCTTTTGAGGCCTATGAAAAAGATATGCTATTGGTTTATCTTCAGATACGATCTCCTTCATATCCGCAACAATCTGATCACCTGATTGTAGAACTGCGACTTTAATCGACATAATAAATTATCTCCTCACCTAATTATATCATAAACAAAAGAATAGTCAAGCAAAAATAAATGAACTAATTGATGGAGTGCAGATTAGATAGATTCCGATGATTGCAAGAAAAGCAGCGTGATTCATGTGAGTAAGTATTTTTACTTATTATATATGAAAAAAGGGATCTGTCAAGATCCCTTTTTGTATTCTATCTTACAAGTAATTTTTTCTTGCATGATGTTCTGGAACTACTTTACCCAACTTAACGGTAAGAAGTCCATCTTTGAATTGAACCTCTCTGACTTCAACATCGTCTGAAAGTGCCCACTCTCTTGTGAAACTTCTTTGAGCCAATCCCTGATGGACATACTCGGATCCTGTCTCTTTAGTTTCTTTGGATCCTTCGACAATAAGTTTTCCATATTCAGTGTAAACCTTTAGTTCTTTTTTGCCAAATCCTGCGAGAGCAATCTCAAGCACGGACTCAACATTATTTACATGAATTAAATTGTAGGGTGGATAGTTTGTTGTGGTTTCAAAAGAATTAAAAAAGCGGTCAAGGTAATCATCCATACCAATCCCGTTCTTTGAAATTATTTTCATCAACTCTGGTAAGTTTGCAGAGTGATACCTTTGTAGTGAAGTCATAGTGTCCTCCGATAAGCGACTTTATTACTGTGAGCCCAATGGCACCCACACTTCTATTTAACCATATTCGCATTAAAAAGGGGATGTTGAATCCCCTACATTTTTATTCAGTTACCTCTACCTTCTTCTTTTTAGATCCAATATTATATTTTGTTTCTAATATCCAATCACCCTTATCTTTATATGCCAATACTTTTATTTGATTCAATGGTGCGACATCTTGTATTGTATCAGAGTTTACGATACCAACAAGCCCCCAGTCTACTAATAGTTGTGCGATACGATTTCTTCTTTGTACATCATTTGATGTCAGGTTAGCGTGTTTACCATCAAGTGCAAACAATTCTTTGAAGTGTACTAAAAAATATCTTCCCTGTTTATGAAGAATATGACAGGATTGATATATTTTCTTTTCCTTCCTTGATGCGACACCAATACGAGTTAATGTTTCTCTTACCTTGAGAAAATCATCTGGTTCATTTAATGTGACCTCAACCATCTGGTTCGGATCCCAATTCACTTCAGGTTCACGAAGAACGCTCATTGTCTTCCTCCAATATCAAGTTTAGATTTAATAAAGTTCAGTTGTTCTTTTGTAAGAATCTTTAGAATCTGTTCCGCTTTCGCATTACTACATTCATAGTATGTTTTGACACTATCAAGATTTTTGATTTTGTCTTTACGCAACCAAGGAGAAAACCTTTTTTTCTTCCTCACTATATGTATAAAAAAGTCATGTTGCATCTTCTCTGGTAGAGATGGATATTTATTCATCTCGTTTGCAAACATCACTGTATCAAGATGTCCTGATAAACATTTATTAATAACGAAAGGAATATATTCTTTTTCTAACGATGGATCTTCATCAATCATGTTCTTCTTATTAAGGTTGATTGAGTTCAACCAGTCTTTCAGTTCAGCCATTATCAATAATATAAGAGGGTGGTATGTGATGGTCATTCCAATGACGAATGTTACCACCAACAATAAAACAGTTTGTAACTATGAGTTGAAGGAAGATAAAGGTTCTTATCATCGCTACATAATCTGCTTCCTTATCGTTCTTGCCAGATTTATCACCTAATGCTTTCGCCCATATTCTCCAAAGTTTATTCATACTTTAGATGCCTTGATCTTTTTGATGATTAAAAAAATCTTTCATTGATGATTGCATTTGACCCTCATTTTCTTTTGGGTCTAATTTATTATATCCTTTCATCTTTTTCCAATTACTATAGAGTGCTTGAAGATGCCATGATTGAGATAAACTCTTAGGGCCATTTTCAAGTAATTCAATTTCCATTTTGTTTCTGGCAAAAGATTTGTATTCTTCTCTCCAGTTGGAGTCATCATAAAGTGGTGTTGTCATTATCCGTATGTAAAAGTTTTTCCTTTGATTTGTGATTGACCTTCTGGGTTTTTACCCTGTGGTTTAAATTTACCTAATTTAACATTTTTTGCTTTACCAAGTCCACCTTTTCTTGTTGCTGATAGTGTACCAGTTTTTTTCGTTTGTGTCAAGACGGAATCCTGCCCATACTTTTTACCAAGTGCCTTTACTGTTTTCTTAAACTTTCTCTTACCCATCTTACCAGAGGAAACAATGTGACTTCTTTCTTTTACTTTCTTTTCCTCACCAGTTTTTTTATCTTTCTCCATGTATGAACCAGTTACTTTTGTAGCACCACCTAATCCTCTACCACGAATATCCCTGTCTAATTGTTTTGCTCTTGCACGATTTTCCTTTGCAGATTTATCTGCTCTGGATGCAGACAGTGCAGCCATCCCACCTTTATCAGATTTACTTTTAATTCTACTGAGACTACTCTCGTCTAGGAACTCCTTAAATGTCTTCATCCTTCGCACTTATTTTTAAGTATTTATTATCGGATGATTTGTATGTCATCGTCTTGTGTCCATAGTTCAACCTTATCTCTGAATCTACCCTCTGCTTTCAACTTATCATATCTCTTAGTTGCTTTCTTCTTCCACCATGCCAATATGTTTTCAAGATGAAACTTATCCCAGTTCTGACCACGAACTAATTTATCTTGCTCTCCATTAATAACTTCACGAACATTACCATAACCATAATCAGAAATATAAAATCTTTTCTTCTGTGTTAAGTTAAGTGCCATGTCTATAGTATCTGTAAATTGTTTTAACTCTGTATTCATATCATATTCTTTCATGGAGTTTTTAATAATTGATATCATCTTTGATTGTCTCTTCATCTTTTTAGATGATGCTTTATTATCTGTAAGAGGTGTGTTATCATTCCATTCTTTAAAACGATTATGTAACCTATGAAATGCATCATCATGAAGTAATGGTGTGAACTTACTTTCAGTTAGTCCTTTATATCTCATAAAAGGTTTTAGTCCATCATACTGTGATGCAGATGTCGTAGATCCATATAAAGATGTTGTTTCAAATAATGCTATCTCTTTATCAAATACTTTAGATATTGTTTCTCTTGCAAAATGTGAACAACATAACAATGCCAATAATTTACCACCAAGATAATTATATCCAAATGGTTGCGAAGGAACAATTACAAAACCCATCGCAGTGTGGCGATTCATCAAAGTTAAATTGGCTGGTTTACCTAACCAAAGATTTCTTGGTTTAGAATTAATTGTAGGGGAACCAAATCGGATAAACCCAATAACTTTATTTGTATTCTTTTCATATACCATCCAACGCAATTCTCTACCGGGAATATTTGTCTCATTATTATGTGATGAAACAGCACCCAACATTGTTTTATAATAATCTTGTGGAAGACTATTTTGAAATCTATCACCTATAAATCGAATATCAAACTCCATATCGTTTGGATGAATATCTTCATTTAAAAATTCATCTTCAAATGATGTAAGAGCACTAAAACTTTTAACAGTTTCTTTCTTAACATATCTAAGATAATCTTCAATATTTCCCATACGCGAAAAATACCTTATGAACTCATCAGCAGCCCATAAGGTATTATCTTTAGAAATAAGATTAATTGTCATAATCCTATTATAACATAGGATTTATCATTTGCCAATGTAATCAATTAAAATTTCTAACATGAATTTTAATGTACTTCTCAATCAGATCTCTCTCAACTGATTCTTTCTTAGCCTTGCCCATGACTGGATTTGCTAGTGCATATACAGCATCAACAAACTTAGATCGTTGAAGTGAGAAGAATGGTGAATCAATAAAACCAGTTTCAATCAATCTAAGATTGACCTGATCTGCAACCTTAACAAGATGTTGCCAAGGCTTCTTATCTATACTTGTGCTACCAAGAAACATTTTCTGTGTTTTATTTGAGAAGAAATCTTCAATATGATCTAGGATGTCATAAGGAAGACCTAATCCACCCATAGCATCATCAAGTAATGGATGTAATCTTTTCTCAAAGTTATAGAATGCTCTGACAAGATAAACAGAGAGTTCTTTCTTAGGTGCTTCTCTTTCCCAATCAAGGGTATTACAAAGAGTTTGAACAATCGATCTTAATTCATGTAATGCATCATCATTTACTGCATACTGAATTAGTTTACCAAACTGAGAAACTTTTGTGCAAGAGAATTGTGCATCCTTTACATAAGGAAAAGGAAAGTCAATTGGTTGCCAAGTTAATCCGGGAATCGAATAATAGAAATCTCTTATCTGTGTAGCACTTTCAAGACCTACCTGACATTGATGAAGGAGTTTCTCCCACTCTTTAGTATCGTTGATACCTTGTACTTCATCATAAAATCTCTTAGATCTTAATACATCTCTGTCTATAGACGATACAGATGATTTGAATGCAGTTACTCTCATGGGAAGTAAAGTATCTTCACCTTTAACATGTGAGATTGCAGCGACTTGTGCGGTAAGATGTTGTTTTTTGATTATGTCAAAAAATCCAACATTTTCATCATAAAATGAAACAGGAAATTCCGATTGACAAAAATCAACTACATGGTTAAACAAGTTATAGTTTTGAACACAAAACTCTGGACGAACCAAACGAATTTGTCCTTGCCTGTAATTGATTAAAGAAATAGGAACATTTACTATGTAAGTTTCGTAATCTTTTAGTTGTGATGAATAGAGTGCTTTAAATTCATCTATAGATAAAAAAGATTGACTTTTTGCTACCGGCAGAAGTATCCCTGCTCGGTCAATATTATCTTTTCTC